GTCAAACTGGTGATACTGGTACTGCAAAGAAAGAACTAAAAGATTCTCGTAAATCAAAAGAAGCTTTTACAGAAAAGAAATTAGAATACGTAGAAGAAAGAACATATAATGAAGTAATTGGAGAAATGTTAAAAGATACAGGAATTAAAACAAAAGTAATTAAGCAATACTTACCTGTTATGAATAGGTTAATTAATCAGTATCTACAAATATTAGATTTCTTTGTTGCTTTCCATTTAGATGAAAACTTTAATGAAACTATTCGTTCAAGACATAGAGATAGTTTTAATTATGCATCGTTTTCAGAAGGAGAGAAACAAAGAATAGATTTAAGTCTCCTCTTTACCTGGAGACAAATTGCTAAACTAAAAAACAGTGCAGCAACAAATCTCTTAATACTCGACGAGACATTTGATAGTTCTCTGGACCACGATGGTGTAGATAGTTTAACTAAGATACTAGATACACTAGATTCGGATTCAAATACATTTATTATATCGCATAAAGGCGATGTACTAGAAAACAAATTTAGGTCCAAAATAGAGTTTTTTAAGTCTAAAAACTTCTCTAAAATAAGATAATTACGTGACATTTTCGTGAACTTTTATAAATAGGGGTTTACATTCATCTTGTTTCGTGGTAGAATATACATATTAAATTAAAAAAGTAAGGAGTTTTAATGTTACAAAGTTCAGTTTTACCAAAGCTACTCGCTAAAGAAAATATTACTATTCAACATGGTAATTATAAAACTGCGTGGTTCGATGTTAAAAATCGTGTACTTGGTTTACCTATGTGGAAAGATATGGGTAAAGATGTATACGACCTTTTAGTTGGTCACGAAGTATCACACGCTCTACATACACCTTTCGAAGGCTGGCACGATAGTCCAGAAAAATTAGAAGGTGCTCCAAGGTCTTATTTAAACGTTGTAGAAGATGCACGTATCGAAAGATTTATTAAAGATATATATCCAGGACTAGTTGGTCCTATGGCACGTGGTTATAGGGTTTTATACGATAGAAAATTCTTTGGTGATTTAGATGGTCTAAATTGGGACGAAGTTAAACTTATCGACAAATTAAATATAAAAGCAAAATTAGCTCACTTACAAGAAGTTCCACTAAATGCAGAAGAAGAAGTATTCTTAGATAGAATGATGAAGACTCAAACATTCGATGAAGTTGTAGAATTAGCTAAGGACATTTTAAAATACACAAAAGAAAATCAACCAGAATTATTAGAACCAAAAGAACAAGAACAAGATAACGGTTCTACTCCGCAAGATTCGGACGACCCTACTAGCAGTGGTCACGATGACCAAGAAGTTCCACAATACGAAGAAGAACAATCTTCTACTCCTGGCCAAGAAGGTGAAGATGGAGAAGAAGGCGAAGAAGGTTCTGCTTCTGGAGAAGATGACGAAGATGGAGAAGGTGAAGAAGCTTCTGCTTCTGGAGAAGAAGATGGGGAAGATGGAGAAGAAGGCTCAGAAGAAAGCGAAGGTTCTATATCTGCTAATCCTGAATATTCAGAAGAAGATGTTTCCAGAACAGACGAAGCTCTTAGAAGAAACGAAAGTCAATTATTAGACATGGATGAAGATGGTGAACAAGCTACTCTTATTCAAGATATTAATAAAAAAGCTATCGATATAGCAGTTATTCCTTATTCTAAATTAAAAGAAGATAGACCTAAAGGTGACGACTTCCCTATGGTTAAATATAAACAATATATTAAGAAAGTTAAAAAATCTGTTAACTTTGCTGTTAAAGAATTCGAACAAAAGAAATCAGCTTACCAATGGACAAGAGCACAAACAGCAAAAACTGGTCGTATCGATGTTAACAAACTTTGGTCTTACAAAACCAGCGAAGACATCTTTGCACAAATGACAACTTTAGCAGATGCTAAAAACCACGGTATGATTTTAATCGTAGACTTTTCTGGTTCAATGTCTAATTCAATGTCACATGTTATGGACCAGTTAATACACTTAGTTTTATTCTGCAAACAGGTAAATATTCCATTTGAAGTTTATGGATTTACTAGCACTAACCCAGGATTTAGAAGGTCTTATGATAGAAAAACAAGTGGTTTCAAAAACGCTTTTACATACACTGATGGTCACTTAGATATGGATGGGTTAAGCATGCCATTGATTTGTTCTTCTTCACTTAAGAAAGCAGATTTCGAAGATTCGCTTCAGCACATGTACACTAGAAAGACAACTACTTCTTACTGGGCTCACAACTTATCTTCTTACGAAGATTGGGGTTCAACTCCGCTTAACCAAGCGTTAATCGTTGCACATACTTTGGTTAAAAAGTTTAAAAAGAAACACAATGTTCAAAAAATGAATTTAGTTACTTTTACAGATGGTGAAGCTAATGGAATGCACTGTATCCAAGACCGCAAATTAGAAGACCAAAAGTTCGATACTAAATGGAATAAATTTAAAATGATTGTTGATGGTAAAATGCTTAACATTGGTGGTAGACAAAAAGCAACAAAAAAATTACTTCAAAACATTGCTAAAAGATACAATACCAAAACTATTGGGTTCTTCATGGCTGACCAATCTAGACATTGGAGAGATAGATTATACATTATTAATAACGATAAAAATGGTTATGACTATGATGCAGATAGAGAATTTAAAAAACAAGCTGCTAAAGAATACAGAAAAAACAAATGTGTTCAAGTAGATAACTGCTTAGGATACGACAAATACTACTTGTTAAAAGGTGGTCAATCCTTAAAAGCAGAGTCAAAAGATTTCGTTACTACTGGCGCAGAGAGTGATGCTCAATTAAGAACAGCATTTAAATCTTTCGCAAAAGATAAGAAACTTTCTAAAGTTCTTATGACATCATTCGGTAAGGAGGTGGCATAAGTTCACGGAAAGTTCACGAAAGGGGGGTTTACAATCTCTCTGAATTACGGTATAATGACCGTATATATTTTAAAAATTAAGGAGTTAATATATTATGCAAATAAGTGAAATGAAACAATCAACCAAAATTATCTTAGATGAAATAGCTAAGAAATTTCCTGGTCAAACGGATTTCCGTAGAGCAATCATCGAAGATGTTGCTAAGTCCTTTGGCTATACCCAAAAGGATTATTACCCTTTACTTACACCAGCTAACCGTGTTAAAATCGGTACTTATTCTTTAGCTGGATTATTACCAGAAATTGCACCAGTCGCGGATCCTATTCCAGCAACTGCAGTTCAAATGGCTTCTTCTGTCACCTCAGTTGGAAACGAAGAAAGAACTTTTGCGAAAGTCGATCCAACATTCGTTGCTTGGGGTTCTTACACAGACATTATGAAAATCATTAAATCAGAAATGTTTTATCCTACTTACATTTCCGGTCTATCTGGAAATGGTAAAACATTTATGGTCGAGCAAGCTTGTGCAAAAGCTGGCAGAGAATTTATTAGGGTCCAAATTAACCCTGAAACCGACGAAGATGATTTGCTCGGTGGATTTAGACTTATTAACGGCGAAACCGTTTTCTGTAAAGGTCCAGTACTAAAAGCTATGGAAAATGGCGCAGTACTTCTACTCGATGAAATCGATAGGGCTACAAACAAGATTATGTGTTTACAAGGTGTGCTCGAGGGCAAACCAGTTCTTGTTAAGAAAACTGGTGAAACAATAGAACCTGCAAAAGGTTTTAATGTTATCGCTACTGCTAACACAAAAGGTAAAGGTTCCGAAGATGGAAGATTTACCGCAGCTTCTATAATCGACGAAGCTTTCTTAGAAAGATTTACAATCTCAGTCGACCAAAAATTCCCATCTGCTACTATCGAAAAGAAAATCCTTAAAAAGCACATGGATAAATTCGATATTCAAGATGACGAATTTGTAGACAGATTAGTTACATGGGGTGATATAATTAGAAAAACATTCTTCGACGATGGTGTTGATGAAGTTATTTCTACTAGAAGATTATGTCACATTGTTCAAACATTTTCTATCTTTACCGATAGAATGAAAGCTATCGACCTTTGTATCTCTAGATTCGATGAAGATACAAAAGAAGCTTTCTTAGATTTATACACGAAGGTCGACTCCGGCGTTATTGTCGACGGGGAAGACACTTCGGACAATCAGGGAGAAATGGAAGTAGACATCTATGAAGAAGATTAATTATAAATTTAGCGAAGGAGCTCTTATCAAAGAGCTTCAATCGTATATAGACCAAACTTATACTGGTCACTATTCCAAAAACAAATTCCAATCTACAGAATTTATATCTGACTGCGGTCACGGTATTGGATTTGCAATTGGAAATATTTTAAAGTACGCGCAGAGATACGGTAAAAAAGGAACTACCGCAGACCACCGTAAGGACCTGCAGAAAGTATTACACTACGCAATAATAGCATTACATGAACATGACAAAAATTAAAATTTATTATATTACATATAGTTTTGCGCTTGCTGTATTTGCAGGTGTATTTTTAATAGCATCTAAATCAGAAGCTTCACAATCTGTAAATGAGGAAGATAGATATTGCTTAGCGCAAAACATTTACTTCGAAGCTGGAAACCAACCTTTTGCTGGTAAACTAGCGGTTGCACATGTCACTTTAAATAGAGTATTCGATTTACAATTCCCAAATGATATTTGTGGCGTTGTTTATCAAACAAAAGAATATCGTAAATCTTGGACCGGTGAAATGGTACCAAAAAGAGGAATGTGCCAGTTTAGCTGGTACTGCGATGGGAAATCTGACGAACCAAAAGATTCGCTAACTTGGATAGAAGCTATTCGTGTTGCTGATATTGCAATGCAAGATACTACTTTTGACCTAACCGATGGCGCACTTTGGTATCACGCAGACTATGTTTTACCCTATTGGGCTCAGCATTTAGAATATGTATTACAAATTGAAAACCACATATTTTACAAATAGGGGATTTACTTTTAACTTTAACTATGGTATAATATACAGCTATGATTAACACATTTTTTACAATACTTATTTTAG